CGCCACTTTGACGTGGTGGGCCTCCAACACTTCCTCAGCGGCGCGCGCCAACCGGTCCAACCGCTCCAACTCCAATGCGAGCAGTTCCTCACCCGGTTCCCTGATCGCGGCTTTCAACGCGCGCTGCACNGCCCGGTACGCTGCGATTTTGTCCGGGTAGCCGAGCTCATCTGCGATCTGCTGATACGTCCAGTGCTGGGCGCGCAGCCGAGCAGCCTGAGCATCCCGTTCTGCTGACGCCAGCGTCCGCTCGTACCGCCCACTGTGTTTGCTGCGATGTGAGTGTGTCACTACTGGTCACCCCTCCCCTCCAAACAGGCGGCGACGCACTACCTCCGTGTAGCAGCGGCACCGGAAATGCAGCGGCGGCAGCCCGTCAAACCCCTCCCAATCAGGCTCCCGCAGACTGAACCGCTCTTTGGACGCGATCACCCTGCCGTGCATAGGACGGCAACGCGGACACGTGCGCTCATCAATCCTGGTGAACCATTTCAGGTCATAGGCGAACAGAGCGGCATACCACTGCCGTCCCCGGTTATAGGCCCGGTGAATCCCTGTCGTAGTCACGTTGTGGATCCGGGCCAGTGTCTGCTCCACCACCTCGAGGGCTTCTTCACGCCGCCGCCCAGGCGGGTTGATCTCCACACGCAACCCCTGGGAGCTGATGATGAAGCTCACGTCATTGCGCAGGTCAATGTCGTCGGTGGCCCGGTGCACGTCCACATCATCGGGCACATACCGCACCTCGGTGCCTGCTGGCGGTGGTGCTTCCCGGGCCGCATCCCGAGCCCCCAACGGCACAGCACGCCGCACCGCTCCCATTGCCGTGTCTATGATCGCCGCACGCGCCTGCCGCAGCCGGTCCATCAGTCTGCTGTTGCGGCGGGTCACCTCGACAGGGCTGGCCACCGTGGTGGCAGCNACGTCGCGNNCGTCATCAAGGTGCCGGTCGATCAGGGTACGGGTTTCGGTTTCGAGCGCGTCCAGTTCCGGGGTGGTCGTGTCTGGGACGGGCTCAGGCAGCGGTGTCGTCACGAGTCTCCCCCCACAGCGGCCGTGGCGTCCGGCAGCGCGGCCAGGGACTCGAACGGGTTGGGTCCGACGATGAAGGTCACTGGGTCTCCTCGATGAGTTTGTAGGTCAGTTCGAAAGACTCGGGGTGGCGGACGGAGAACTCGCCAGTTGCATCGCCTCGACGATGCGCGGCGCTTGGCGGTATCGGCGCGGGATCACGGCTCGCTCCTCTCGCCCGGCCCGGTTCTCTGGGCNGCGCGCTCGCGGAGGGCATCCCGCCACTGGACCGTCTTGATGGCGCGGAGAACTCGCGGGCACGTAGTGCGCACACGTGGGCGAACACGTGTCGGAAATCCTCNGGGGTGGCATCGGCGTCGAGAGCGTCCATACGCACCCGCCACTGGGCACGTCCCCGGTTCACCACGGCGTAGGGCAGGGAGTGTTTCTGCCCCGACTCGGCGACACTGACCACCCACTCTCCCTCAGGGGGATCAGCGAGGGTGTCGACCACCACGCGCATGTCCGCCCGGCTAGTGAAGTGCAGGTGAGGAGCATCAAACAGCGCCTTCGGATTCGACGCTGGTAGCTCACGGTCGGTGCGGGCCACGATCGTCCACATGCGCACCTGGTCCATGCCCTTACCGGTCACCGCCCACGCGCACCCCTCACACACCCGGTCTGACCGGGCGCGCAGATGGGCAGGGTCCGTAAACGACTTGCCCTCCAGCCACTTCTTCGCTGGTGCTGACTCCTCAACATGCCGGGCGCACATCGCGCACACCCCCGGGGTGGCTGTCACGCCGAGGGTTTCCCGCCGCGGACGACCCGCGAGTTCCCACACCATCACCGCAGCATTCGGATAACTCACGGCTTGACCACCTTCGCTTCCGGGCCCTCCTCAATCCGCAGGTAGCCCAGCTCGAAAGCGCGAGCCACCACCTGCGTCCGATTCCGGCATCCCCACCGTTTCGACANGCGCCGCCAGTNGTCCCGCACCGTGTGCACCGTCACGTGCAGCTCATCCGCGATCTGCTGGTTTTCCAGCCCGGATGCTGCCAGGCGGATGATGTCTAGTTCCCGTTCGGTTGCGTGCGGATGCGACTCCAACCAGGCCAGTGCGCTGGCCTGCAACGCNCTCAACGACCGCTGGGTGTGCTCTAACTCCTGCTGCAAGGAGGCGGGCAGCCGCAGATGGCAGGGCGTGCACCACGGGTCGGCTGCGGGGCTGGGGTGGGTGCAGCCGGGGCAGCGTTTCGGACTCATGCCTGCTCCACCAACAGCAGGCCGCAGCCGAAAGCCTTGCCCGGGCCGACCCCCTCGGCGACGAGTCGGGCGAGCGCATCCTCGCCTACCACGGTGGCCGTGCCCGTGTAGCACACCCGCAGATGGGTGATCGGAGGTCGACCGGGCGGGCGTGCCTTCCACGAGGGCAGGGCCTCGCTGCTGATTTCGTCGAGGTCAGCCAGGGCGGGGGCGAGTTTGCGTCGCACCCATGTCTCCCACTCGGACTCCGGGAGTGGGTGGCGGCGGGTTCGGGACAGGAACCGGCCGGTTTCTGGGGCGCGCGGCCCGGTGGCCTTGACGGGGTTGGCGATCAGCGCCCATCGGACGCGAGCCCCGGCATGGGGTAGGCGTGGGGCCACGATGGTGTGGCTGGCCACGTCGGGGATTCGGGTCATGTCCGGTGGGGTGGGCGAGTGGATGAGCAGCACTCTCCTGGTGGGGTGTGCCCACAGTACGCGGCCGTGGCTGGTGTGGGTAGCGGCGCAGACGGCGCGGTGGACGGCGTGCGCATCGGCGAGCAGTGGTGTTCCCGTGTGAAGGCGGGCGATGGTCAGGTAGCCCGCGCTTCGGGTGGGGTGTGCGTGTGGGGGTGTCCCCTCGTTTGTGTGGGGCATACCCGCATGGTAGCCCACGCTTAAGTAACAAACTTTTTGTTAAGCGCTGGTTTATGATGGGGGTGCCCCGGGCCAACCCGGCACCGGGGTACGGGAGAGTTTGCTGAGGGGAACCTGCGGAGTGTGGACCCGCAGGCTCCCCTATCTCCACTGGCTACGCCACCGACCGCACCGGAATCCCCGCAGCGCGGGCACGCCGCACCATGTCTGCGGTCCCCCGCCCGCCAGGAAACGCGATGCACANGTCAGCNCCCGCATCAGCCATCTCCTGGTTGCGGATCGGCCCCGCAGCGCGACCATGGCGACGCCAGTCCGCAGCAGGTCTTTGCGGGGGCGAATGGTTTTGAGTGGGCGCAGCCGACGCCGACCGAGGAGAACTGCGGGTGCCCACCCCGGCACGGGAGGAGCAGCTTCTGGGGTCTGGGTGGGGCGCGCACTCGACCCCAGCGGCGCGCAGGGTTCGGGCTCTCTGACCACAACACNCNCCAAACGGCTCTGAAACAAACCACAAACGACTTTCACCCCAACCCACGNNAAAANNGGTAGGGGCAGAGAAAAAACCCGCCAGCGTCGACGCTAGCGGGCTTTTTCAGCTAATCCGTGTTAGCGACCACCAACAACACATCCGCATGGCACGGCACCCCAGGCGCACACCAGCACGCCAAATCACAGCCCGCCAACCGGGCACGCGCCTGGTCAACAAACCCAGACTGGTGCACCNCCCACACGCGGTACCGATCCACCGCCACCTGATGCGCCTCGACCCGACTCTCGTGCGACGAGCACCAGCCGGGCCCCTCCACCACATAGCCGCCACCAACACGAGCAACCCGGTACGGGTTACCCCATCGACTCCCCCGACCGACATAGACAGCCCCTGACGGCATGCGCCAACCGCGGGTCCGACGACGCTGGATACGAGTAGGCATCCTGAGCCTCCTAATGGTTCACTAGAAAGCGAGGCCCGCCCCACTACGCCTGGGGCGGGCCCCCTCATTCACTGGGGGCGACACTCANAGCAGTACGACGACTCCTGGTCGTTCCACTGCTGCCGCCCACACCGCCGGCAACGGATCCTCCACCCCGGATGCCACCGATCAAGGTGGGCGAGCGCACTCCCCACCACCATGCGCTCCGACAGCCCTTCAACGCTGTCGGGCACCTCGGGATGGTGGGGGTGCGCACACTCCCACCCGGTGCGGGTGATCCGCATCCACGCCGGCCACGGGCGGCTTCCTCGCGGCGGGACCACCGACCGTCGCCGTTTGGTGATTCCGCGTTGTTCTGGCCTGTGTTTCACTTTTTCCTCCTTTCTGCTGGGCCTCGGCCCACCACGACGTGGGGCCGGGCGGGTACGGGTCTATGGGCGGCGGCACCGGCCGCAGCGCCTCCTCCAACAGCCGGGCGAGGTCAGGACTGTCCACGGCGGGCCTCTTTCAGCACGGTTTGGATCTCGGCCACGCTCAACGTTTTCGGGTCGCCCTTGCGTGGCGGGCGAGGTTGGGTGCGCAGACGGGCTGCTTGCTCGCGGGCCTGTTTTTCGGTTTCGGAAAGCCCCGCGCTGTTGGTGCGGAGCCGTGCGCTTGCGGCGGCGCATTTGCGGCGGGCTTCAGCGAGGGCTTGGCG